TCATAATTATTCTCCCTTAATTGTTCATGAAATATTACCAACCACTTCTTGCAGATGATTGCACCTGCTGATTGGAGTAATGAATTGAGTGCTGCATGCTCAGACCGTATGGGTATACGTCTACCGTCTAAACCTTTGAGCCACCCTTCGGCTTTAACTTTCTTACTTACCTCTTCTCTTAGTTTCTTAATAGCAGGGGTCTTCTTAAGGAATGAGTTCTTCAACTTCGTTCCTTCCTTCTTACCTCCACCTACAATTTCCCCTAACTTCTCTGGGCCTGCCCCATAAAGAAATCCGTAAATGAATGTCTTAGCTTGGGAGCGTGAGTCTAGCCCTGCGGCCAGTTGATTGACCGTGTGTATATCTCCTTCCAATAGTTCATGTGCGTACTTACCTTTGTCAAAGCTGTACATGTAATGCGCCAAGCAACGTAACTCAAGACCACTAACATCAACACCAACAAGAAGAGACTTATCGGGAGCATGAAATAACGCCCGGCACTCCTTGCCATAGGGAGCAGATACGCTTGGCACCTGTGCCACATTTGGATTAGAGTGGGTGCATCTGCTAGTAACTGCCCCCATAGTGTTAACCCTTCCATGTATCTTTCCATCCTTCTCTAATTTTAGCCACGCTTGCTTCCCCTCCGCTAACTGTCCAATTCTTTTTTGAATCATTAGGTATTCCGATAGCAACTTGGCATGCGGATAATCCAACCCACTCAACACAGTCTCATCAACCTTGGGTCCTCCATTATCTGTGTACAGTTTCGGTTGCCACCCATACAAATCAATTAGTCTCTTTGCTATATGCTCTCTACTGTTCGCATTGAACTCAGTATGACTTACTCTAGTGTACGATTGACCTTCGGTAAAATCCCCTCTGGTCTTATCTTTGAACCTGAGTGTTCTCTTGGGTATTACCTCACCTTTGTTAGTCCACCAGTTGCCAAACTCTTCCTTGAGGTTCTTCTCTAAGTCTGCCCTCTTGCCACATAACTCTCCATATAATTTCCTCGCTCTAGGAACATCAAATGAAAACCCATCTTCCTGTTGCTTGGTACATATAGTAGCGATGTCATGTTCTAACTTTACTGCGTCATTAGAATACTTAACCCTAGACATTTGTTTGAACAAGTGAGCAGTAACTTCCACATCCTGTATACAGTAATCACTCATTTCCTGTGACCACTCAGCCCAATCGGTAGTATCACCGTAGTCACCCTTCAGTACATTCAAGCGTAGACCCCATGCTTTAAGGCTATGACTTCCAATCAAGTTCTTGTTGTTATAAACCCAAGGAACTTTCTTCTTCAAAGCATTGAAGTCTTTCTCTCGTATGTCAGGGTGCATAAGCCTACTCGTTACTAGCGTATCTATAACCTTCTGGTTTGTTAACTCAAATACCTCAAACAACCCAGAATCTACTTTCTGTAAGGCAGGGATGTCGAACCCTATTATGTTATGACCTACAATCATAGTTGCTCTGTTAAGCATTGCAATTGCTGTGTCTATTAGGTTAGTCCTGTTGTCATAGACTTTAGTCCATCCGTTGTCTAAGTCATGTATGCCAATGCAATGAATCTTAAGGTCTTCCTTATCCAGAAGACCATTAGTCTCAATATCAAATACCAACCTCATCAGTAGTCCGATTCAATATCATCAGCTAGACCCCTCAACTCCTCAACGATTGCCCGGACTGCCTTAACATCCATGATGTTATCTTTAGGGTATGTCTCTACTACCTTGGTACGAATGTCACCCCAAGAGATAAACAAATCCCCAACCCACAATCCACCTTCGTTAACCTCTACGCTGCCCATTCGTTGTCCTCCATATCTACGTTGCTGAAAGGGTCTGATGACCCAATGTCTACTGCGTCCTCTTCGGATGTTGCCACCTCAATCATCCGTCCTGTGTTGAGGTCATAGTTCAAGATGGAACAAACTCCTGTCTGCCCTGTCCATCTGTTTTTCAGTATCCTTACTGTGGTTGTGTTGGCTGAATCCCCAGACTGTTGGTCACGCTCACACCCAATAACTATGTCACTCAACTGACCTATAGCACCTGACCCTCTTAGCTGTGCCAAGGAAGTCTTAGCCCCATCTTCATGACCCTTATCTCCACTAGGCCGCTTAAGGTGACTCACCAGTATCAATCCGATATTGAGTTCTTCAGCTAGTGACCGTAGGTTGGTCATTAAGTTGTCAATGATTCTCCTCTCGTCACCCCCTTCCATACCACTCACACAAATTGATATGTGGTCAAGAGCAACATAACCACACTCCCCTGTAGTTGCTAAGAACCTAATCTTATTAAGTAGGTTACCTGTGTCAGTAGACCCCCAATGGTCATACAGGAACACACGCCCAGTACCTAAGGTGTTGTCGAATGCCATCTTCAACTCTTCCTCTGATACATGTTCAGTACCCAGATGAAGAGGTTTGTTAATAGCCAAAGACATCAACCCTAATGCTGTACGCTTGACGTTCTCTTCCAATGCTATGTAACCTATGCTCTCCCCCTGATTTAACAGGTGGTGGGTGAACTCCCTCACGATTTGACTCTTACCAATACCACTCCCTGCGGTAACAGTAACAATCTCCCCACGCCTAATCCCTTTGGTCATCTTGTTAATACCCTCGTATGGGTATAGCTGAGATTCGGTCTTGTCTTCTGTGCTGACCAAATCCCATAAGTCCATGCCATTAAGAATGCCATCAGGTTGATAACTCTTGGCCTCCCATATAGCGGATGTCAACTCAGCCACCTTGTTGTCCTTCAACATATCGTTGGGGTCTTTCATTGGTAGATGTGCCACCCTAGCTTTATTAGGTGGGAACAACTCTGCACATTCCTTTGCCGCTAATTGCCCCGGCTCATCCATGTCGAAACACAGCACAACTTGGTCAAACTTACACAACCATTCAAGTTCCTTCTTGATGGATTTCTTCGCCCCATTTGCTCCGTTGGGTATACCAACCACAGGGAACTTGTTACCAAATATTTGACTGACTGTTAGGGTGTCTATCTCTCCCTCACAGACCACCACCATCTTACCTTTCCCTTTAAACAACCATTGCCCATAGAGTCCTACGTCCTTGGTTTCCCCTATGAATAAGAAATCCTTGTTAGGGAATCTTATCTTCTGTGCTATACGCCCACCATCCTTGTAGTAGTTAGCTATCTGACAAGGTTTGCCATTGAAGTTACCTCGCTCATACTTAAATTTCTGGGTGGTATCTAAGTGGATACCCCTATTATTCAAGGGTTGAATCTGTCCACCCTCTATTAAATCTACTGCCATGTGTGGTTTCCTTTTGGTGTATTCGCTTTTGGTATTAGCGGAGCGATGACCGCAACTAAAACAATATTCATGACCGTCATCGTAGATACAGTTTGCATCTGATGAACTACAACTAGGGCATGAGGTTTTCATTATGAGATTTGACTCAGGGTATTCTTCCACCATAACTCTGCATCGAACTCCTCTCCTGTTTCCCCGAACAAGGGGTGATTGATAACTTCTATACCGGGGTACTTCATAGTCAAGCCTGCGGTTAGTAACATCAATGAGGACAACTGCTCTTCGTTAGCCCCTGGACCACAAAGTCCTATGCCAATAGAGCAGTCGTTGTACCCTCTTGAATGTGCGCCTGCCTGACTTATATCCCTACCTTTTTGTATCTCCCCATGCTCTGTGATGACAAAGTGGTAGCCAATCCTTAGCCACCCTAACCTTCTATGTGCTTTGTCAATCTCATTTGCTGTGCATGGACATATATCATTTACTTCCTTGACAACTATAAAGTCAGTCGTTCTTCTCATTTGCCCAATCCCTTGGTAGTCGCATCCTTGCGAACTTGAATCCATTCTTCTTACACCATTGAGCATTGCTTACCTTGCTTGCCTGACCTTTGGCATCAGGATTCATAAAGATAAATCTAATGTCTAGGTCAGGATGCTGTTTCTTAATTAACTTGTGCTTGGTGCGGTCTTCACTATAGAAATAACCCTTGGTTTCAATGATGATTCCGTTGTCCAGAACAAAGTCTGGTTTGTAGAATCTCTTCTGTTCATAGTCCACCCTAGTAGTTTCGTACTCATAGCTAACACCTCGCATTATTAAATCTTCAGCAAACTCATACTCAAAGTTGCTCCTAAAAGTCTGACCCAGACTGTTCTGTTTCACCTTCTTCGGAGAATAAGTCTTCCCCCTGTGTTGCCTCTTGATATGCTTGTGTCTCATAGACTCCTTGTCCTGTTACTTCAGAGAATGGATTTCCTTCCGCTCCCCCTGCTAATTCAGTATTAATGTCCACTACCTGCACAGAGGTAGGTTGCATTTTTACACCGCACATATTATTACCGCTTTGAAACCAAGGTCTTGGTGACCACGCCACCTTAATGGTTGCCCCATTAGGGATGGACTTGATGTTCATATCTCTCTTTGCCTTGGCATCGTAGATAGCAACCTTTGGTTCCCATATACCACCATCTCTAGTGGGTACTTCTGCGGCCTGCTTGAATGTGAATGCCACCATGCCCGGAAAGTCATCAATGTATGAGTACATTTGATGCACATTAATCTGGCGTTTCTTCGGGTTCTCCTTCTTAACCTCTGCCATCTGTGAGTCCACTAAGGAATCACAGTAAGACATAAGGTCTACTGCATCCTCTTCTTTTAAAAGGACTCTACCTTTGTAGGTCTTGGGTCCACCTTTGTATGAATCAGGTGTGATGAATGAGCAGTAGTACGCTTGCCCTGAGATTACTGAAAAGTTTTCTGTAGTTTGTGTTGTCATGAATTTCCTTATGGTATCTACGAATTTAGAATTGCTTCGACATCTATGCCTTCAGCTACTGCTCTGGCGTGGAGGTCAATCGGTATTGCTATATCTCTCATCTTTAAAATGTTAATTGTTGTTAATAATTTCTCTTGGTTTAACTGGTTAAACTGAGGTTCAATTTTCGGTTTGTAGTTTATAACTAGACTGTCCATTCTTTGCATCATCCTTATATTATACATTGTTGTACAACTATTAGGCAAAGAAATACTTCGACTCTAATACTTGCTCTATATCTAACTTACCTTTCGGTGGTGGATGTGGTACAGCATCGCCCAACACTTCCCTCGCATGGGATGCAAACTCTTTGAGCCTGTCCACCCTGTATATCTCAACGAAAGCCTCCCTTAGTAACGCACCTAGCTTGTCCGTATCGCAGGCGTGGGTGCCGTAGGAGTCGTGAATCATGGCGAATGAATCAATACCATTGTCCACACCCTTACATATAGTTAAAGTCATAGCACTCGCATCGTTACCATGTACAAAGTTAGGTGCGATTCCATTCACCGCTCGTCTTTTATCAATAGACTTGAAGTTATCTATACGCAACTGAGGTTTAATAAGCACCCCATCTATATGGGTAGTGATTCTCCTAGCTACCGTATCGGGATACATCTGATGAATCCAGAAACCTGTGGGAGTCAACCATATAACAGGTAAGTTCTCCTTAGACAGCACCTTACCCACCTCTTGTAGGTATGCCATTATCTTCCGAGCCGCAGGCACAGCTTCATTGGCCGCATCCCATAGCAGATTGGATAAGTAAAGAACCCCTTTGAACTGGTCATCTCCAAATACATCTTCATGCCCGGCGTCAACCATCTCGTTGATGTAATCCTGTATGTACTCAGAGCAACTAAACCTACTACCACCATAAGGGATTACCATTATTGGTCGCTTCACGGTCTTCCTAGATGCTCCAAAGGCTAAC